CCAGTGTCAAAATTGAAACGATGGAGAGTGGTTTTAAAACCCGACCCATACGTATGGGAAAAAGAGAAGATACCGGATCCTAATATACCACGATTGGAACAATTGGCGTGGCGCGCCTTTTTTTATAAGGCGCGAACTTTTACGAGGACGTTCCATGGACCAGGTGTGGCGTTGTCGGTGGAGAACTTAGCACAGAAGAAACCCGCCATGATAGCGTCATTTGATAAGCCGACACATAAAATGTCAGACATGTTACGGAAACATTTAAAGTTGTATCCGCAGGCCTTGAATCGCTTAATAGACATGACAGACACACGGAAGTATGTGGGCAAGATTAGATGGCGCTTGAATGAGGGGTTGTTGTACGATGACAGACCAACATCAGGAGGGGAGAGACCAGATGAACCGCAAGTTTTTACAGGAGAATATATGAGGGTGCGGTCAACGACAACAGGATTAAAGACGATTAATGCTTGTTTTGTACTGGATAAGATGAAGGATTGGTTTTGGTATTGTTCGCAAGGGCGACAGGTGCCGTTGGATTGGTATTATAAGATAGCCCAAAAATATGAATTATATTACTTGGATCCTATGGTGCCTGACTCGCGTGCAAGATTGGAGACGAAGTGTCGCGAATTTTTTATATCACATGCTTCAGTAGGCGTAGCGGAACGGGCTATGTTTATGTATTACCATTTTATAATGAGGAATAGAAGTATAAGATTGGGTATGAAATGGTGGTTTGGGGGTGGCCTGCGTTTGTTTAATGATTTAAGAGGCTTTGACGAAGAGATGTCGTATGATGATGGAGATTTTAAGTCATTAGATAAAACAGTTAAGGCAATTCTAATGGATTTGTACCTTAAAGGTGGTACAATCTATTTGGATTGGGCAGCCATGTCTAAGAAGGATCAGGTGATGTATAAGACAGCGTTGCGGACTTTGTGTAATTGTTTGGTGGTGAAAGTGGTGCGGATTGGTAATAATATTTGGGTGACCATGACTGGTGTGATGCCTTCGGGCATCTTTAGCACTAGTGATGGTGATTCTTATATTGTGTTGCTCTTGATTTGTTTTTATATTGAATGGAAACGGGAAAACAATCAGGGGGACTTGCAGGAGATTGATGTGGCGTTAGCAGCACGTAAAGTGTTATCAGTAGTTTATGGGGACGACCATGTCTTGGGTGTTTCGAACATGATGCGCCGTTTTTTTTCGGAGCAAGGATTTGCGGATTATGTGAAAGAGTATTGGGAGATGGATATACGACAAGTGCGCATGTGTCTGCCGGCATTAACGGAGATAGAGTCTGATTTTGTAGTTAAGCCGGGATTGATTTTACTACAGCGTTATTTGATTAAAAGACCTAAGCACATGCCGGTAACTGCAGCAGTAGTGGTGCCTTGGAAGGAGGCGGTTCGACATTTTGTTCGTATTCCTTGGGACAAAGAAGGGCGATTTCATTTCTCACGAGTTTTATGTTCTATAATAGGCCATGCGTGGGATACTTTAGGGACGAATTTAACAGCCTATTATGAATTATGCTTCTTGTGGAACGAGGTGGTGTGTGCATTGGGTTTGACTCAAGACTCCATTGATGAGTTGTTGAGGACAGAAATGAAAAGTGAGAAAGTGAGGACGGAATGGGTTAAGAAATTGGGAATGTCGATGAAAGATATGATGAAATTTCCGACATTAGAGCAATTAGTCAGCCGTCATGAGTACTCTGAGTTGTCAGCGTTTGAGTTGAATCCGGACTTGGCGTTTGAAACAGAGGACGCGTTGTCGTTGGAGGCGTTAAATGAAAGTTGTAGCTGAATATTATAAGTAAG